AACACTAAAAAGGTGGTTTAACATGTTTTTCAAAAAACAAGCCGAAGAGGACTTTAATATCCAGGCGGCAGAATTCCCGGAGATGGAATCACTGATTAACCGGTGTGCGAACATCTATAGGGGTGCGCCGGAATGGCTGGATGATGAGAATAATATCAAGACGATTAATTTTGCTAAATCTGTGTGTTCTGAGACTGCCAGACTCGCAACATTGGCGATCGGCATTCAGATAGATGGCTCTGCAAGGGCAATATGGTTACAGGAGCAGATAGATAAAGTATATTTCCAGATCCGACACTGGGTAGAATACGGCTGTGCTTACGGAACAGTATTTATCAAGCCGAACGGCGAGAGCCTTGACATATTTATTCCGGCAGACGTGATGATTGTGGATTATGACAATCAGGAAATCAAAGGGATTATATTTAAGGATTCTTATACTGTTGGACGGAAATACTATACACGGCTTGAATATCATAGATTTGTTGAGACCACTGTGGACGGAGTAACGACCTATCCGTATTATGTTTCAAACAGGGCTTATGTGTCGAAATCCCCTCAGAGCATCGGTGATAAAATTGACCTTAAACAGACCAAATGGGCTGACCTAATGGCAGATACGCCGCCGATACTCAAGGCAAACGGTGAGAAGCTGGACGGAGCTTTGTATGGAGTTCTACGGACACCGCAGGCGAACAATGTGGACATTAGTACACCACTGGGGCTTCCAATATTTGCAGAAGCAATTGAAGAGTTAAAAGACCTGGACATTGCATACAGCCGTAATGCAAAAGAAATCCTTGATTCCAAGAGGATTGTCCTGGCAGATGAAAGGTTACTCCTTCCAAGCGGATCACCTGTATCCTCTATGACACCACAAGCCATGAAGCTTAGATCAAAAGAATTTGGGCTTCCAGATTATGTGAAGAATGTTTTTGGAGATGATGCAGGGTCTTTCTATCAGGAAATAAATCCGATACTTAACACTGATACCCGTATAAGCGGTATAAATGCCATTTTAAGCCAGTTAGGATATAAGATTGGATTCTCTAACGGCTACTTCGTATTCAACGAATCTAGCGGCATTCAGACAGCTACAGGCGTAGAAGCAGAACAGCAGAGGACAGTACAGTTTATCAAAGACGTTCGGGACAAACTGGAATCCTGTCTGGATGAAGTAATCTACGCATTGAACGTTTACGCTGACCTGTACGGGCTTGCACCTGTTGGAGCATACGAGATCAACTATGATTTCGGAGATATCCTGTATGTGCGTGAAAACGACCGTGCAAGATGGTGGCAGTATGTGACTACCGGCAAGGTCCCGGCATGGTTGTATTTCGTGAAGTTCGAGGGAATGACTAAGGAAGAAGCGAAAGCAATGGTCAAAGAAGCTCAGCCAGACGAACCAAAACTGTTTGGAGATGAGTAGTTATGTTAAGCCCAGAATATTTACGGCAAATTACAGAGGGCAGTGAACAAATTGCAGAAGAACTGCACCAGTATATCATCTCTGAGATCGTGTCGCGAATGATGGCAAGAATCGGCAGAGGTGAGGATTATATTCTGACCAATGCTGATGCGTGGAGAATCAGAACACTACAGGAATCCGGCGAACTGCTAGAGGACATTCTGGCAGAATTATCCAAATATACCAAACGTGAGCAGAAGGAACTTCTTGAAGCGTTTGAAGATGCCGGAATTACTGCAATGAACTACGATGACAAGATATACAAGGCGGCAGGGCTTAGCCCTGTACCGCTTGAACAGTCCCAGGCTATGATAAGGCTCATGGAGCGAAATATGCTTGCGACTATGGGTGAGTGGAAGAACTTCACGAGAACAACTGCAAGTGCTGCTCAGGCGTTGTATATCAACCAGTGTGACCTTGCATACAATCATGTGATGACTGGGGCAGTTGGCTATACGAAAGCCATCAAAGAGGCAGTTAATAACGTTGTGAGTGATGGTGTTACGGTCACATATCCATCTGGCAGAAAAGACACGATTGAAACAGCAGTAGCACGCTCTGTCAGAACTGGTGTGGCTCAGGCGTGTGCTGATATTCAGTTAGCAAGAATGAAAGAAATGGGATATGGTTTAGTACTGACATCGGCACATATAGGAAGCCGCCCAAGCCATGAAGTATGGCAAGGGCAGGTATTTTCTATAGATTGGGAAAAATTAAAAGAAATCAAGCCGGAGTTTTTTCGAGAGCGAGACACATCAGAATACCGTAGAATGCTGGAGCAAAAAGCAAGTCAATATCCAGATTTTATTGAAAACTGTCATTATGGCGAAGCTGATGGAATATGTGGAGTAAATTGCAGACATCATTTTTCAGTTTGGGCGGAAGGAATGCCGAATCCCTACGCAGAACTATCGGCACAGGATAAAGCCAACAAAGGCGAACAATACGAAAAAGAGCAAAAACAACGTACTTACGAACGCAGAATCCGCAAAACAAAAAGAGAGGTTCTTGGACTGCAAGCAGGAGTTGACAATGCACCGAACGAAAAGGCGAAATTCGCATTACAACAAGACCTCGACCGGAAGTCTTATCTTTTGCAGAAACAAAATGCTGCATACAAGGCTTACTGCAAGCAGAACGACCTGAGGGAACTGCAAGACCGGCTCATGATAGCGAAGTGGAACCGCCAGAATGCCGCAAAAGCCAGAGGAGCGGCGAAGAGATATAAAACAGCAAAGGGGATTGACTGATGGATAGATGGGAATATTACAATCCGAATCCTGCCGGTAATCGAGTCGGAGATTGTGCTGTTCGGGCAATATGTAAAGCAACCGGCTTCGACTGGGAAACGGTTTTTACCGGATTAATGATACAGGCATGTACTCTGTCAGATATGCCATCAGCTAATTACGTTTGGGGAGCGTACCTCTACAAACATGGGTACAGACGCAAACTGATTGAGCAATCAGAACGGTATATCTATACAGTCAATGATTTTTGCGCAGATCATCAGACAGGCACATACATTCTCTGCATAGATGGTCATGTGGTGACAGTACGGGATGGAAAATATTACGATACATGGGATTCCGGAAATGAAGTCCCGGTATATTACTGGGAAAAGGAGTAGCTAAATGAGCATATCAGAATTTGTACAAGTATTCCTCTCATTTTGCGGAGGAGTGTCTATTATCGGAGGAGCAGTGGCTGTAATCCTTAAGTGGATTACTCCGGCATTTCGACTCAACAAGCGAGTTGAGACACTGGAAGAACATGATAAGCGAGATTACGAGAGTCTTCAGAGGATCGCGGAGCGTAATTCATTGATTCTGGAAGTACTATCAACCATGTTGGATAGTCAGATCAGTGGGAATAATGTTGAGGAATTAAAAAAAACAAAGCAGAAGCTCACGGAGTATCTTGCACAGAATCAACGTTAGCATTGATAAGGGGTATGCTCATGAAATTATATGTGTTCACGAAAAAAGATATAGACAGGTTCTTGATAGAGTGTAATTTCACACCAGACGAAGAAAGACTGTTTCGGTTGAGATGCAAGGAATATACGCTTGAATACTGCGCTGAACAGATGAACGTGAGTATATCAACAGCAAAGCGGTTAAGCCGGAGGGTAAATAATAAAATAATCAAAGTGTGCTGATACTTTTTGGATACTAATTAGAGCCAGAAACGACCTGTTTCCGGTTCTTTTTTTATGTAAAAATATAATCAGAAAGGCGGTGTATAAGATGGCACTATATAACAATCCTTATCAATATAGTTTTGGCGTTCCGGGGCAGATGAACCAGTTCCAGCAACAGCCTGTCCAGATTCCAGCTCAACCAGTACAGCAACCACAGCAGAATAATAGCGGTATCCTGTGGGTATCCGGCGAAGTCGGCGCAAAATCCTATCTGGTAGCACCCGGGACAAGTGTTTTGCTGATGGATTCAGAGAGTGAAAAGTTCTACATAAAATCCACAGATGTTTCTGGCATGCCGCAGCCACTGCGAACATTTGAATACCACGAGGTGGGATCTCAGATGCCGCCTAAACAGCCTGTTCAGAACATGGACAGTAAGTATGTCACCAGACAGGAATATGACGATTTAAAGGGCAAATACGAAGCTATTATAAACCGATTAAATTCATTTTCTGAACCTGTTAGGGCTAATACCATACAGGAGTCAGCAATCAAGGGAGGAAACACAGATGAGTAATCCATTATTTAATGCACTTGGCGGTGGGATACCGCAGGGAAACGGACCAATGCAGATGATACAGCAGTTTATGCAGTTTAAGCAGAATTTTAAAGGAGATCCGAAAGCAGAAGTTGAGAAAATGCTACAGTCTGGACGGATTTCCCAACAGCAACTTAATCAGGTTCAGCAGATGGCAGGGCAGTTTCAGAATCTGTTGAAAGGAATGAAATAGTACATTACAATCTGGCCAGATTAATGTAAATACACAAAAAGGAGATTATAACTATGGATGGAAATTTAACAGCATCAGACGTTGCTCTTTTGACCGGGAACAACAGAAATGATGGAATGTTTGGTGGAGATGGTGCATGGTGGCTTATCGTGCTTTTCTTGTTCGTATTCTGCGGATGGGAAAACAACGGCTGGGGCAATAATGGAAATGGCGGCGGATATGCAGCCACGGCAGCTACTCAGGCAGACATTCAGAGAGGATTTGACAATTCCGCAGTAATCAGCAAACTTGACGGAATCAATAGCGGCCTGTGTGATGGCTTCTACGCCATGAATAACGGTATGCTTACCGGATTTAATGGAATCAACACCAACATCATGCAGACTGGCTTCGGTATCCAGCAGGCTATTAACGCTGACACTGTAGCGAATATGCAGAATACCAATGCACTCCAGGCGCAGCTTGCAAACTGCTGCTGCGAAACCAGAGAAGCAATCCAGGGCATAAACTACAACATGGCACAGAATACCTGCGCACTCCAGAACACCATGAACAACAACACTAGAGACATTATCGACAGCCAGAACGCCGGAACAAGGGCAATCCTTGATTACCTGTGCAACGAGAAGATATCCAATCTCCAGGCTGAAAATAACGACCTCAGACGTGCCGCTTCTCAGGATCGTCAGTCTGCATTGCTTACAACTGCAATGGCTTCACAGACACAGCAGCTCATTAATGCGATTAATCCAGCACCGATTCCGGCATATCAGGTTCCTAACCCGAACACATATTACGGATGCGGATGCAACACCGGATGTAATTGTTAACAACTTCATATCGAGAGTATCTTTCGATTGATTCGGATGTCGGCTTATGCCGTATTACACAGAGGGGCAGGCTGAGACCTGTCCTTTTGTGATATGAAAGGAGCAAAAATTATGGCAGAATTTACAAATGTAGCTGCTCAGACTGTAGCAGCAAATGGAAACGTAGTATTTTCAAACACAGCAGTTAAAGGTTCTAACTGTATTCAGCACAGAGAGGGAAGTGGAATTATTACACTGAGAGGACTTACTAACCAGTGCAAAGCGAGATTCTTCGTGGATTTTTCTGGTAATATCGCAATTCCAACAGGCGGCACTGTCGGAGCTATTTCTCTGGCTATTGCAATTTCTGGTGAGCCGGTTCTTTCTTCACAGATGATTTCCACACCGGCAGCAGTAGATCAGTATAACAATGTGTCCTCTGGTATCTATATCGACGTACCTCGCGGATGTTGCGTTAATATCGCAGTAGAGAACACAAGCGATCAGGCAATTTCTGTTGCGAACGCAAATATTATCGTGACCAGAGAAGCGTAGGAGGTGTGATTATGAGAGATATTAAAGACTTATGCGCAAGAATCGAAGATGAACTGTCCAAAATCGCTGATAATGGGCTAAACACTGGAAATCTGGAAATGACATACAAGCTGATTGATATGTACAAAGATATCAAGAACACTCAGTACTGGGACAAGAAAGTAGAGTATTACAACACTGTCCTTGACGAGATGCGTGGCGGATACAATGACGATTACAGCGAACGTGGAAGAAAACGTGACAGTATGGGGAGATACAGCTCAAATGATGGCAGAATTTTGCCAGATTACGACAGAGGCAGTTCTTATGCCAGACGTGGTGAGCATTATGTCAGAGGACATTACAGCCGTTCTGATGGACGGGATGCTTATGACGACTACATGACACAGAAACAGAGCTATCGTTCCGGTAAATCTGAGGATTGCAAAAGGAAGATGCTCGCCGCATTGGAAGAACACCTTGACGAGCTTACTACAGAAATGAGCGATATGTCCAAGGATGCAGAGTGCCGGGAAGAGCGTGATCTTGTTAAAAGATACGTGGAAAAGCTCAGGGATATGCTCTAATTGGCTAAAACATGTACCACAACTTTTTGAAGGTTCTGTGATACAATATATTCGTAGGGAAGATTTGTAAGCAGAAATGCTTGACATAGACATTTTTATTGCTTTCCTCCTTTCTTGGGTGCGTGTCCTTAATAGAAAATGCAGTGTTTATCCAACACAAGAAGCATGAGGTTGAAAAGCGGACGCAATTTCCGACACGCGCCATTGCCGTTAGTGCATGACGGCATACCTCCTCGTTAGCACATATAACTGAACAGTGAAATCCAACCCGTGCAGAGGTGTGCGACCGTATAGGCGGTGTTGACGTAGCCCGAACGTCCCGTGTTTAGGCATAGCACGTAAAATACCTTGCTAACCCGGGAATCCGGGTTAATGGGATATAGCTCAGTTGGTAGAGCATCTGAC